AGGAGAGAGGTGACCTGAGTCACGCTTCATTCGCATCTTGATAGACTGTATCTTGACCCGTCTTTCGGGGTCATCAGAGTCTACTTCAGGCCCTATACGCCCTTCCTCGTTCGCTAATTTGGTCATGATACTTTTCTCATGCTCATCGTGCACAGGGTCCTTGAGTTTGACATAGTGTTTGGATTCAGGGTGGTAATACGCCCGTAGTAACTGATACATCTTAGGGTGCTCTGGGTTAGTACCCCTGAAGTACCCGAGAGAGGCCCACTCATCGACCTTGCCGTCAGTGCGTAATTTGGAACGAGAGGAATAAATATCAGTTATGTAATCATCAAGGTTGAAAAAAGTCTTCAACTTATTCGGTAGGTCTTCCATCATCACCTTATCCCTATTTTTAGGGAATGATGGGTGAGAGACAGTCAAACGTCTACTGGGTACAGCCTCCTGCCGCTTCCGCCACTCGTCCTCGGAGATGGACGTGACCTCATTTTTCCGACCACCAAAACCTTTCCCTTTCCCTTGTCTGAAAAATCTCTCTGCACTTATCCGTTTTTTCTCGTCCTTAGAATCCTCTGGTTTATCATGGGTCAATCTGAATCCAGTACCACCAGGTGGAGGACTCTCACCAGCCGCTACCGCATCACGACGTGTCTTGACCTTAGTCTTGGCTTTCAACAAGTCCTCCATCTTCTGGAGGACGTCGTCCCATTCTAGGTCGTGGCCGTGGTTGGTAAGGTTCTGACAGGCGAAGTGCAAATCTGCAGCGTCGTCTTCATCATCTGATTTCTGGAATCTGGCTTTCGCACTCAGGAAGTAGTCGTGAGCATTTTCCTGCACACAATCACCACCGCCTCATCACATTCCGGGCGGGGCACCGCCGCCACCCATTGGGGGTCCAGCAGCCAATCCAGGTGGGCCATCACTACCCATCTCATCCATGCCAGCGTCTTCTCCACCACCAGCCATTTCACTTAGTTTGTCGACCATATCATGTATTTTCATACTGAGTTCTGAAGCATCATCCGGCATATCTTCCTCATCACCCATACCAGGAGGTCCACCATCTCCCATGTCATCTTCAGGTGGTCCACCATCACCCATACCAGGTGGTCCACCAGGAGGAGGTCCACCACCACCCGCTAGCATAGCAGCCAGAGGGTTTGGTTTTGCCTTCTTTACACCAGAAGAGCCAGCGCCGTATCTCTCAGAAGTTTCGGCTGAGAACGTATCCCCACCAGCATTATTCTCATGAGCAGATAATGCAGAGCCAGACTGATGCGGGTTAGCATCTATGAAAGTGACATTCTCAGTTGAGGAACCTCTTTTAGTAACTGACTCTATACCCTCACTTGGTTGATTCTGATTCGTCCAGTAGTGACTCATCGGCGCCTCTTCGACACCAGTAATGTTCCTCATTTGGGAATTATCCATGAGAGACTCTGTCTTCTCCAATAAGTCCTCCATGCTCTTGGCTTTCTCCATCAATTCATCTACGTCGGGAGCCCACTCCCCTGCTATTACTTTCATTGGTCTCATTGGTCCACCTGCCTACCTTCTGCGACAGCGGCTGTATCAGCCATCGCATGAATCTCATCCCAGCCCATCTCATGCCAGTCTTCGTTTGATTTAGGCATAGTTACCATAACACCATCCACGGCTATAGCCGCCTTCTCAATAACGCTATTTCGCTCTCCACGAAGGGGGTCACCCCAAACATCTTCTGTTTCAGGAGTACCGAACTTAACGAAACCTGCCTTCTGTAAAAGGTCAGATGGGTTGCCAATCATTTTCTTGAGTTCTAGATTTTGAGACTGAAGCATCCCTATGTCACCATCCATACGCTCCATTTTAGTGATTAGAGCATCTACCAGATTGGCGACATCGCCTGACATCAGTCGACCCTCTGTCCAAATCCGTATTGTGGTTTCCAGGTAGACTGGATTCCATCAGGGCCTATATACCCTACTGGACGGTCACCCTTGATAATACTGCCTTGGTCTTTAAACTCCATGATGGGAACCCCACCAGCATATATATCATTGACCCCAGTAGCCTGATTATCCTCAGTCTCAGCCTTGTATATCGAGGTTACATCCTCAGCGAGGTAATCACTCGTTTGTGCAATGGACCGTAGAAACTGCTGGGCGGCTACTAAATCATCATTTTCTAGGGCGGTCTTGAACTCAGTGACGGTAGTCTCTAGTTTTCTTACCATCGGGTCGAGTTTCACTATCCTCTGCGACATGTGTACTCGCATAGCCTATGCCCTCATTAATCTATTCATTGGTCGAAGTTTTTAGTCCCTTTCTCACCCAAGGGGTCTTGTATCTTCTCTTTGGCCTGCTGCACAGAGTCCAAAGCCTGTTCTATAGGGGACTTCTTCTTCCTAGCATTCTTAGTCGGTATGGGTGCCCCAGACATTTGTGTAGTAGCAGTGACTGGTGCTATGTTATTAGGAGTATTCCTGCGTATGCCCTGACTCTCAGAACCAGAACCTGCTCCCATACCCTTCTCCATAGTCCGTATAGGTGACCCTCCCCTTCTCCTTTCTTGAGGTAATCCAATACGCTGTCCTACGTTGGCTCTATCGAAACCAAGATTAGTACCAGGAACAACTCCCGGTTTAGGTCCAGTCTCCTGCTTTCCAGGTGGAGGTGGCATAGGTTGTTGTGGCGGCATGCCGGGAGGTGGGGGAGCCATACCACCTGGTGGGGGCCCCCCTCCGGGCGGAGGTGGAACTTCAGCCCCTGGAGGAGGTTGACCGCCAGGTGGAGGAGCACCTTGTGGTGGCTGACCTGGCTGTGGTGGTGGTGGTTGCTTGTAGTAGAACCTGATATCCCTCCCAGCATCCTCTGTCAGTTCCGGCTGGAAACCCAGTTGGGCCATACGCTGTGCAATGTTAACCTCCATCTCATCCCTACGTAGTCTAGTGACATCGTCTTCTTCCTCATTCGGATAAAGTGTCATCTCCCAATCTGTGACCCCCATTTCACCGAAAAGTCGAGGGAACACCTCACGAGCGTAGAGTTTTTGGCCATATTCTACAGCCCGATTAGTCACCAGTATTTGGAGGCCCTCGTTATTGAGACCACCACCTTTACCAGTATCCATCATGAAAACGTTGGATACACCATAGAAAGCCGCGATGCGCATACGTAATTCATCTCTAACTGCACCATACTGCATCTCGTCAAGTGAATCCATGAATCGCACAAACTCGACTCTACCTCGACCAGTGGCTGATTCGATGCCAACCTTAGGAATGTAGTTAGGGTCACGTTCCATCTTTTCCTCAGCACCTTTCCAGAAAGATGCTGTAGATTGGATGTTATCGGTGGTGATGGCAAGGACACCACGAGGTATTCGCTTCTTCTGATAAGCGAGATACATGTAGTTGTCCATAGCGGACAAAGTCATGGCTTGTCTCCACATCGTCGCTACAGGACTGCGACCGTATAATTTAGAAGGATTATATTTGGAGATATGGATAACTTCCCCGTCTATGTAATACTGAGTTTTACCAGAACCTGCTGTATTGATGAAATGCACATCTTGGAGAATCAAGCCACAGACGTCACAGTTCTTCTCATTATCTGCTGCATGTGGATAGGTCCTATCTCTATGGACAGGGCATATCAAATACCTGCCACCTCTAACTCCACGTTTATCGGCTACTATACGCATAAATGTAGGGTCACCACGTACCATTTCCTTTACTCTAAAGAACTCAATAGTCTGGTTCTCTGGATGTATATAGTAGTCTTTAAGGAGAACCATGAAACCGTCGTCGACGATATCTAAATCCCATTCTACCTCTCGAATGACATCCATGAATGACTGGTCCATACCATTACGCTGCTTGACAAACCACCGTGGATACAATATCTGGTCAGCCTCTGGTGTAGAGAAGTTACTACTCTCGCAAACATTGCATTCCTGTATATCATGCTGATACTCCTCTTCGCACTGGTCGCACTGGAAGTGGAATTTCTTTTTCCAATAAAATCCTCTTCGGAATATCTCTTGAGAGAGTGTATTTATTGTCGTTCTGAGAATAATACTTTCCTGTACAGTAGCATATAGAGCGGGAATGCTAACTCCTTGTACTAATACAGGTTCTTGTATGCCTGCCTTCCATAACGGCATTATCGGCTCAGGGGTGCTCTTACGCCGGAAAGGTCGAGTTACCCTTTCGATGAATCGAGTTACTGCGCTGTCATCCTCTACCATCAAATCTCCTCCATCAAACCAACAGCATCGTCAATCAAACGTATCACCTCAGGGTCCTGCCTACCCCATGAGAGAACCTCTGCTTCATCAACATTCCACTCCATAAGTAGTTCATCAGCCTTAACATCCTTCCAATTTTCCCATTTCGACAAACGATATAACTCATCACGTCGCTTACTAATTAAATCACTGTCACGCCCTCGCAATGCTAGCAACTCAAGCACATAATAAGCCTGATTCTTCTTCATACGTAAATGGGGTGAAACACCTTTGAGTAACTTGGTCAAATCCCTCATGCTATAGAACTGGAGACGGTGCTGACTCCGTAAACTATTCTTGTGGATTTTCAAATCTAACTGCAGTACACCACAACCGAGTGTCTTATGCAGGTTTTCACAATGGACTTTACCACGTTCCCCTGTAGCGACAATACCAGCCCTAGGTTCGCCTCGTTTGGTTATTGTAATATAGCCATCAGCATCCAAAAAACCAGCAGCATACGCCCACGGGTCTTTCATCAATATTTCTGAATCCCTAGAAAGGACCTCCCACTCTCCTTTGTGTTTGATGACATCATATTCCACCCCGTAGGTCTTGAGCAGTGCAGCCATCTGCTGAACTGTTGGGAGGCCTTTACTCCTACCATCGGAATCACTCATGTGTGATAGGAGGGTACGTACATTCATGGGCCCGTAAGACTCGAGGATGTTAACAGACTTATTCAAGAACATAGCATTAGACTTCGTAAGTGTATCCGCCTGATGTAAGGTGTTACCCCACATTTTCTTAGCCTCTTTCTTCATTCTCATCGCATCGCTCCATAACTGCTTCTGACTTTCATCAAACTGACCGTCAATCATAGAAAGTTTAGTAATCGCTTCATTGGCATTTTCCCACTGGAAACACGCCTGTTTGAGGGAGACTTCTCGCTGAGTCCCAAATGTGCGTAGTGACTTCAGGTCCCTGTCTGAGAGCCCCAAACCCCGAATAGCAGTGGTATGCTCACCAGCCCATGATAAAGAATTGAGTACTGAATCTACTTCAGACTGTTTCATGGAACGAATAAGAGTTATCGCATCATCTATATCATCCCTGTATTGCTTGTGAAGTCTTCGCTTCATACGAAGTTCCTTGACCATAGTACTAGCATCTTGCCCGAAAGTATCTTGAAACCACCCACTCATTGAGGCCCCTTTTGGTTGTAAGCCTAGTTCTAGCAAACGTTTTTTCTCTTCCTCTTCCTTCTTAGGGTCTGTGATTGGAGGGGAAATCATAGGAGGTAACTCACCCTCACCACCCGCGTTGGTCTTCCCTGTACCGGTACTGAATACTGCTCCTACAGAACCTTGCTTGGCCAACAAAGGATGTTGCTGTAACTGCTTAATAACCCAAGCCTTGTCAGCATCAGGCTCGTCCGTGTGGGCGTCATAGTCGTCGCCAATGAGAGCACTACTCCAAGTCATTCGAGGTCCTCCGCCCAATGATGGTCTACTGGTATCCCTGCCTCATTCTGTGCATAGCGCATGGTCCACTGAGTCCCCCCTCTAGTATTCTCCCAATCTCGACCTAAATGTCGGCCACGGCTGACCTCCGAAGGGAATGCAAGGAGGTGGGTGGAGTCATGGACTAATGCCATATTCCTTGCATAATATTTGTTAGGTCGTGCGTAACGATAACGAGGGTCATCATGGTGATGCTCAACGAATGGTATGTCATTTTCCTCAGCGAATCTCCGCCCGAAGGTATCTGCTCCAGTCTGCCCCCCAGAGACCATCTGGTTCGGTCTCCCATTTTGACGAACCCAATCATTGAGTTTGTCCTCAAAGGCGTCGTAATCTCTGAGTGAACGCGAGCCGGAGATGCCTAAGGAGATATGCTCCTTCTCCTTGAGAACATCAAACCAATTCAATCTATCAACCCCGACATTAATGTATCCAAGTCGATGATTCTCTCACGGAACTCTGTAGTGGACCAATTAGCCAAAGCGAGCGCTATAGCGAAGTCATCGTGACGAGCAATGCTTTCCAACTTTCCCACCTTACTCATTCCAAACATAAGTAGTTCATGCTCCAATTTGCTAATAAGGTCACGCGACCTATCGTCCCCCCACGGTAAACGAATCTGCTCTCTCTCGAAACGGAGCACTAATCCCATAAGAAGACTCTCACGTCTTTGCTTCGTACTGATGAAAGTCTTGATAGGAAGGTCAGTATCTGCTCGTAGTTCTGTTGCAAACACACGCTGGAAGTGGTTGGCTTCAAGTTCTATCACATCAGGCCGGAATTTGCTATTAAGTCGTTGAATCTCTATTATCTGCGTCCTGAAATCCATACCCTTCCTACGCACCACATGAGCGAGTTCCAGAGTCTCTGGTGCGTCAGACGGTCTACGTAAAACTAGCATAACCGTGTAATCAGCCTGCCTGTCAGAGGATATAGCAGGGTCCCAACCAATGAAATACTGACTATCATCATTCTTATGTCTTCTATCTATTAAAGTGAGATGTGTGTCTTTACAAGCACTGATGACCGTAGAAGGGAAAAGGCTGGACATGTCATCCATTGGCTCACAGAGATACTCACGAGTAAAGGCAATAGCAGGCATATCCATCCTACGGGTATCTAGGGCTTCCAAAGACCAACGCCATGGCCATAGGGGTTCTCCGTTCTCATTGATAGCAGGATATGTCTCCACTAGGTAACCATCCCTCATCTCGAGTTCGGTGTAAAGGTCAGTAGGTGTGAATGGAGTGCCGACTACAGCGAGTTGAGAAGTGTGATGGACTGTGGGTACTAGTACCTCATAGAACCATGAAGCGACACGTTGCAGTTCAGTCTCTGTGGTACCCCAGAGTATGTCATCCAAGAGTACGAGGTCCGGGTGAGCACCACGCACACCACCACCGACTGACTTGGCATTAATACGAGAGCCATTGGTGAAACCGAAGAAGGTCTTGGACCAAGCATCCTTGTCCTTCATCTTAGCCAGCATCGGACTAGCGTCGATGAGGTCATTCAGACCTCTCATATGCCTGATGGATTGGTCTAGGCTGTGACTGAAAATCATTGTATCCAGACGAGGGGTGAATATGACCTTCCATAGCAGATAGCCAAGGAACAAGGTAGATTTACCATGGTCTCGAGATGCTTTCACGCAATAGCGGTTGTGAGTATTGAGGTTATGAAACCACTTAGCATGGTGGTCAGCCAACTGCCATCCGAGTATAACCTCGAAGAAAAACTTGAAGTCCTTCTTGGACATCTCCCAGTCGATATCTTCAATCGCTTCCAAAGCAGCCCTATCTACCAACAGTATCACACCTCGTGCCCAGCCAACCCTTCCTCTGTGTCACCTTCAGCATCATTTACCTGAACTCCTCCATTCTGTGGAGGTTGTGGTTCAGGCCCGAAATAGGTGGCTGGTTTGTCAGAGTTATAATCCTCTGCGTTGTGTTCACCAG